CAACTTTTGCAGCCTTCCCAGCCCCAACAAGGCGCTGGCGGTGAGCAACCACAACCGGCGGGACAGCCCGGTAGCACTCCATCCCCGCAATAATGCGGAGCGGAAGCTCGAACCATACTAGGAGAACAAATGTCTGACGAAAACAAAGCCCCATCCCTAAGCGAACTCTTCGACTCATCCCTTCAAACAGAAGACGCAGTTACAGAAGATCAAACCTCAGAAGATGAAGCATTGGATACTGATGAAGCCTCTGACGATACTGATACTAAAGAAGTTCCTGAAAAGGAAGAAGACTTAGATAAAGTACTTTCAGAGCAAGAAAAGCTAAACGAACGCTTTAAAGAAACCCAGAAGTGGGGAAATAAGGCCCACCAAAACTACATCAAGTCACTTGAAAAGCTGCATGCAGTCGGAGAGATTACAGATGAAGAATTGGAAAAAGCCAAAAAAGAAGGTATTGCTACAGAACAAAACGATATGCAAGCGCATAGTAAAGAGTTCTGGGAACAGTACGGCGCCGTAAAGGACTTCTTAGTTGACAATGGCCAAAATCCCGACGAACTCGTAGAGTCTTTTATGGGAGTTTGCGGACGAGATCAAAACATTCTTAATGAATTTATGACCTTACCTGCTAATAAGAAAGTAAAGTTCGTTTTAGAGCAGGGGCGTGACGTCCTTGAGCTACATCAAAACCTGAAAAAATACGGGTCCTACGGTGCAACACTCAAAGCCATTAAAAAGGCCGCAGTTGATGAATACCTTAAAGGTGCTCCCGCTCCTACAAAACAGGATGATGCAGACAACTCTGTGAAGAAACGCCCTCGTATCGCCTCAGGCGGTGCAGACGTTGAAACACAGGTAATAACACAACCATCATTAACTCAACTTATGGGAAATTAACCTATGCCTCAAGCTACTATTGCCTTCGGTTCGGTCCATGAGCAAACGAAATGGTCGGCTACACTATTACAGGAATATCTCAACGGGAACCAATTCCGCCCGTTTATGCGTTCAGGCGAGCTTCGCGGCTCAAGCGTCGGAGATGCTACTAATGGTGTAATCGCTGTTATCGATGCTCTTGGAAACAAAGCCGGTACCGTTATTAACATTCCACTACGTCGTGCCCTTACAGGTGCAGGCGTTACTGGTGACCAAGTCCTTATGGGTAACGAAGAAGAACTGGTATTTGACAACGAATCGATCCGTATCGATCTGTTCCGTCATGCCGTTTCTATTCAGAACCCTGAAATGTCCGAGCAACGCGCCGCTTTCCAAATCTGGGAAGAAGCCCGTCCAGCTCTGTCCGACTGGTCCGAAGAAAAACTAAACCAAGAGATCATCGATGCTCTTACAGACGTCTCCCGTGGACGTGTACAAGCTCGTTATCTGTATGGCTCCAAAGAAACTAACTACAACGCGACACATGCGACTGCTCTGGGTAACCTGACAATCACAAGTGACAAAATGTCAGTTGCCTTCTTGAAGAAACTGAAAGACAAAGCTAAAACTGGTGTTACCGGTTCTGGTGTTGGCCGTATCCGTCCAGCTAAAGTAACTATGGACAATGGCGTAATGAAGAAAAATTACGTTGTATTCATGGGTTCCCGTGCTCGTCGTGATCTGGAAGCTGATCCAGCTTTCCAAAACATCCAGTTCAACGGTAAAGACGTTGGCGCTCCTAAGTTCGTAGACACGTCTAACTATATCGGCATCGTCGATGGTATGATGCTATATGAGATCGAAGGCTGGCCAGTATACACTGGTACAGGTTCTGCTGGCGCAGATACTGCTCCAGTTGTTCTTTCCGGTGCTCAGTCTGTTGCTATCGTTTACGGTAAGCGTCCTTGGTTCACTCAACGTACCGATGACTACGGTGCTTTCATGGGCGTTGCCATCAACGAAATCCGTCGTACAAACAAGCTGGTCTTCAACGGCGCTAACTACGGTGTAGTTAACGGTTTTGTCGCTCTAAGCGCTGCTTAAGGAGTAACCAATGGCTAGTACAGAAATCTCCAACATTACTACCCCAGTCGGAGTTCAGCCTGTAATCGCCTCTGTCCAATCTACTTATGTTTCCGGGACTTGGAGCTTCGTGCTCCCGGTCTCGGGTACTGCCCGAGTAGGTGCGTACACAGCAATGGTTACTACTACCGCAGGACTTCAAAAACTTGTAACAGTTACCTTCGTCCCAGCTACTAACACAATGACAATCGCTACGTCATTGGTAGCAGGTGATGTAGCTAACGTTATCTATACTCTAACAAACTAAGGAACTAATATGCCTTCTGATCTATACTTTAAGAACGGCGCAAATCCTACACGAGTAGCTACAGCAATCGCTGGTACATATGTTGTACAGGCCGCTGACGTTACAGCCACTTTCGCAGGCATTAACTTGCTTCCTGATTTGGCTGCTTACGACTCTTCTATCGTGACGATTTATCGCGCTAACGTATCGCTTGCCGGCGGTACAGTCACTAACGTTGCAGGCGTTCTACGTATTGCAACTGGTGGTGGTTACACATTGACTGCGGGTGATGTTATCACTTACATCGTCTTTGGTAGCTTGACTAACTAATCTAAGTGCTGCCCCGCGAAAGCGGGGTGGCCATTTACCAAGGTGCCAAATGAAAGTTTCAGAAATCGTTAGCCGTGTGGCTGAGTTCGCTCTCGATGAGACTGACTCCCAGACCATCCTTCAAGCCCGTATCGTAGCGGATTTAAACGCTGTGTATCAGGAAGTTGTGCAGTCTGCTGCCGATAACGATAATGACAACCTTTTAAGCCAAGAAGGCACTTTAGTTAATGGCTCAATCACTATTACAGATGACTTCACGCTTATTGCAAGCGTAAGAAACATTACAAACAACACAAGTGGATACTCCCTTACCAGAACAGATATCATCCAGCTGGAAGACCAGTATGGTGGTATCCTGACTGATACAGGCTCCCCACGCTGGTACTATGTATCAGGTAAAACAGTTAACGCCTACCCTAAGGGTACCGGCGTGACTGTGCGTGTCCGCTACTATCCCAAACCAAACATCCTTACCTATGACAGCCTAGAAGCTGACATTAAGATGCCCGCAATGTTCCATCAGGTACTTGTAGATGGTTGTATCTGGTATATGAAGCAGCGTGAGCAAGGTTTCCACGATCAGAATGATCGAGGTGAGATTTACCAGAAATACCAGCAAGGTATTAAAGACTATCTTTTGGCCGTAGAGGCCCGTACTCGTGGCGTAAGACGTACCGTAACATATGACTTCTAATCGTTTTAGACCGGGTAACTTCTCTATTGTAGTTATCCCAGCCGCCCAAGGCTTGATTAATACTGCTGTGACACCACAGCGGTTAAATGTTAAGTGGGCTCGTGACATTGAAAACATGATTCCCGTGCAGTCCAAGAAGCTTTCAAAGCGTCGTGGCGTACGTAATCAGAATACAACAGGCATCCCTATCGATGAAACTACTGTTCATCACGCCTATTTTGTAACTAATGCCGGTGTAATGGAAATTCTTGCCTTTACTGATGCCGGTAAAATATATAAAACCTCTGGCGCTATGACCACTTGGACCTCTATTAAAACAGGCCTTAGTACGACTGGTACCTTTGGTACATGCACATTTAACGCTAAATTAATGATCTGGAACGGGGTTGACCCGTTAATGTCCTATGATGGAACTTCTGTCACTGTTATCAGTGAATGGGTTAATGATCTGGGCGATACTTACTCTAAAGTAAACTCCTCACAGTTCACCCTAAAACCTCTCGCCGGACTTGGTGCAGTTAACTACCCAGTTAACCGCCCTATCCGCCTTACTGTTGACGGAACAACCGTTACAAGTACTGTTAATGGTACGAGCTATAACGCCGGTACAAACGTTCTAACGGTCAGCCTTAACACTTCGGTTATTACCGGTGCAGTTATCACTAAGGTAGAGTATCAGATTAATGCTCAAGCATTTAGTTTCGTATACCCGTACAATAACCGCTTATGGGCCTTAGCCCCGGGCACATTGAACCGTGACTTCAAAGGCGGTACTGATCGCCTTAAAGTGTTCTACACGTATTTCACAAACAATGAAACGTTGTGGGTATCTCCCGAGACGCAGAACTATGCCTTTATCAACATGGCAAACACTCATGGTGTTAATGATGAGTTTCTTGCTATAGCTGCATACCAGAATACATTGGTTTTCTTTGGTCGCCAAGCCTCTCAAATCTGGACTGGTAAGAACCCTGCCACTCAAGCAGCCGATTTCAGCTACGCAAAGACTATCCCCGTTGGCCTGTTACACCCGTACCTTATTCAAGAGTTGGAACAAGACCTTGTATTCTATACAAAAGATGGTACAGTTCGCTCGTTTACCCGTGTAAACCAGACTAACGATATTGAAACACGACAAGATGCCGGTTCTAACATTAGAACCCTGTCTCGTGAACAATCAGACCAGATTATGCTTTCGGATGCCTCATATCGCAGAGCACGTTCTTTCCGCTACCCTA